GTCCAAACTAACTACTAATTCTTCCCACAATGATGGTATGACCCATCCAACCCAACAAGGTTGCCAATCTAGACAGTCTTAGTGGATAGATTCCACTTGTTTGTTATTCATAAAGATCGGAACCAACCGACGAGGAATGTCGATCGATTTGACATCAACTCGACCCGGAATATCCGGGTCAATGAGATAACGATCCTCAAAGACTGCCTTACGCGAAAAACCAAAAAAGGTTTTTGCGTTTTGGATAGATTTTCTAACCAAATGTACGGCGGTAGACCGCCTTTTACGAGTTTCGGACACGCATCGATAATAGCGCATCTTCATTCCCGCCTCCCGGTCTGCTTGATTGAGCGATATCCAATTGCTATCAGTATTCCTGTTAACAAAAGGAGAGTTCCTGTGACCATGAGGTACACCGAAACCGAGTAGAAACTCGGCAGAGGAATACCAATAATTCGCCAGAGAACGAAGCTCTCGACCATGCAAAAGATTTGCATGGCTAACAATTTTCGCGGCAGATGCGAATGCGTCTTCACAGTGAGGTACCTCGCTAAGTTTCAGAGGTGTGACGTCAACGCCCTTGAAGGCATCAACGCCGCACGATTCTGCAAAAGCAGAATTTATGCAAGATTTCCTTTCATTGATCAAGAAACCAAAATTGGTTAACATTGACACAATGTCAGGAGCATACTTTGATTCCGTGATGATATCATCACCTACGATTTCGCAAACGAAAGAACTGCGATCTCCACCTTCAACGTACCACCATCCCCAAATAAGGGAATAGAGGCTCAATGCCAAAAATGGGAAGCATAAAGCTGAACCCATAGGTGCAAATTTTTGATATCGACCGAGAATTTCTCCATCGATAGAGTAAAACTCTGATCTGCAATGTAGCACATCATCAAGAAGGTGAGGGACAAGAGACCACAACTCAGTAACGAGCGCCAAGAAATTTCTATCTGACGCTCGCGACAAATCAAGAGTTGCCCAAAGTTTTGTTAGGGACGCATATAGTGCAGCTGCACGGTTGCTCGACTGATCTACGAAGTGAACATGTTTCCCAATATCGGAATTTTCGGTACGGGTATATATCCAATCGCGAATCCCTTGTTGAAGGAATTGATGCCAAGTAGGTTCGACAGCAATTAGTCGAGGTCCACGAGAATCCTTAGGTACTAAAATGACCTTAGAGGTTCTTGATTCCAGATCTAGGCGTGTATCACGCGCGGAAGCGACTTGCTTATGAGAGAAAGACTCCATCGAGTCACTCCCAACGAGGCAAGACCCCCAATAGTCATAAAGACGATAAGGGATAGGAACTTGATCCTTAGCTTCAATCATGGAATCTGCCACAGCACCAGGGCCGTGAGAGAATTTTAAAGAATATTTG